AAGGTGAAGATATTGGAGCTGCGCGGGATTTGGAGGTAACTTCCCGTGCTAGAATCTGCGCTATCGCGTTTGGTCGACACGCTCAGTCGACTTTTGCAACATAAAGAGGGGTTGCAAGAAGCACCTGGCGATGGCGACGTGGATCAGGTTCACTCATTAAACGCTTTGCTAGGAATTCCATTTTCTCGGGCGGAGTCCTTATCAGCGGGCGATACTCTGCAACTAGCGCAGCACCAAGACCAGTCATATCCTCCGGCCAATCTTCTTCGTTCTCTACGCTCTTCAACCCCTTCAACGCGGCTAAAAGCAATGATGAATCGCCAATCAACCGCTCATTCGGGGTTGCCCCAAGAAGATGTTTGGCTGACCCGAACAACCCTATAAGGGTCTTTGCAGTTTCGCCATAAAAATAAATATATCTATCTCTTATCTCGGCAAAGTGCAAAGGCATATCAGCCTCAGAAATGTATTGCGCTGGTTCGTCTACAGGCCCTACTTGTCCATGTTCACGGATATGCCTGACTACCGCTTCGAGTCGCGTGATCCGATTTTCCTCGATGTGTGCTTCTGATTTTCGGGTTGCCTTCAAGACCTTCAGGTCAATACCGTACTCAGTGGCCACTGTTTTCTGAATTTGATGCGGCACTTGGGGAAATAGCATATCCACTTTGGTGTCTGAAATGTATATGTAGTATTTCAATGCGTTCCTTACCTCTGCACCTTTGACAGCGCGGAAGCATAGCACAACGTAGCCAACACACAACAATCCGATTCAAAATCCCCAAACACACAGAACACAGCACATTAGTCCCTAGAATGGCGTGCTCTGCTCCTCTCTTCCTGTCTCCGGCATCCGCGGAACTCCGTCGTAGGACGCGGCCCGCGATCTGTGCACAATGAATCCATTGAACACAGCACATCCACGGTTTAGAGCTATCCCCTCTCCACCGGGATTGGAAACAATGGACGTCGGTCTATTGAACAGGACTCGGTTACCGGAACGGCTACCGAAAGTGGTTGATGACTCCTCAGAACCCAACACGCGGAACGATTGGTCTGTGTTCTGTGATGTTCTGTCTTGGTGCGTAGCTCCTGTCTCTGGCGCGGCGCGTCTGTGTTGATGATGGCACCGGGGGGTACTCACACCCCTGGGCTTGGTTCTGTTTGGATGAAAGAGGCCCGCGTAGCCGAGAGAGATCTTTTCTTGAAATTCAAGTCCTCATTATTTCTTCGCGGTCTTCTCTTCACCGCCACCGACAATTTCATCAAAGGCTTCCAGTATTTTAGGCTGGAGAATCTTGATAATTTTGATCAATCTGATTTCGACTCGCCGCGTTTCTTTTTGATCTTTATCCATCTCGTCCGTATAACTCCAGGTGACTGCGTGAACCTCCTTAACATATGCTCCACCCTTCTCCGTCGTTGAACTAAAACCTACCGGAACTATCCCAAGGACTGCCAAGACGAAGGTGGCGAGCTTCTTCTTAAACGGATCTTCAATCAGTTTCTTTTGGACGAGACTCTCATAAGCCGCGCTGGCTCGATGGAGCAGATCTTCGGGAACCGTCCCGCACCATTCCGCAATGTTCCTGAACACGCTTAGAGCCGTAATCTGACGTGGGTCGTCGAGAGAGGTGTACTGACGTCGAAGCGAATCCCTTTGATCAGCAAGTACTAATCGGAGCCTCCCAATGAACCATCCGGGATCGGCATCATATCCACTGGAGACCAATTGAGAAAAGAGGATAGCCCAAAAGTACGCATCCTTCGTCGTGATGATTACCGTCTTGCCTTCCTCCTCTTGCTCAATGTGAGCAGGGCTTGTCATTAGAAGAACTGCGAGTTCATCGAGAGTGAGGACACTCGTTGGTTTGGAAATCGTCGTCGCGGTAGCCAAGATTGCCTCCCTGTAGCTCTACACTATATGCCCGTTAATGAGTTCAAGTGCACTAATTCTTTTCTTTAGAATGCCGCGCAGCTTTGTCTTGTCCCAGTTTTCCTCTCGGCCAGGTATTACCCCTCCATGCAGTACTCCAAGCAGGGGCTTGCGCTCACAGAACAATTTGAAGGGTGCCGACTAGAAGCCTATCTGGATCAGGTCGGGGTTCCCACAATCGGCTACGGCCACACCCGAGGCGTTCATCTCGGCATGACGTGTACGCAGGAGCAGGCTGAGGCTTGGCTTCGGGAAGACATCGCCCTCTGCGAACAAGATGTCAATACGCACGTCAAGGTTCCTCTCACGCAAGGCGAGTTCGATGCGCTGGTGGACTTCGCATTCAACCTCGGTTGTCAATCACTCAACGGCTCAACGCTGCTTCGTCTGTTGAATGCTGGCGATTATCACGGCGCGGCTGCCGAGTTTGAGAAGTGGGATCACGCCGGGGGCAAGATCGTCGCGGGCCTGCTGCGTCGCCGCATCGCTGAAGAAGCCGAGTTCAACTCAGCTTCCTAATCCACTGCCTTCAGGCCTTCTCCGAGTACATAGCTTGCAAGGGGTCGTAGCTGATGTGGTCTTAGCGCGCAGCTGAAGCCTGCGAGATGTCCGTTCGATTCGGACCTTCCCCACCAAGGAAAACTAAATGAGCGAAAAGAAAGCTCCTGAATCACCCTTTTCAAACAATCAACTTGAATTCAAGCAAGGCGATGCCAGAAAGAGTTTCCCCGCTGTACGGCCCGACGACAAGCGACGGCATAACGATGCTTCGCATTTGCTGAAAGGCAATGTCCCCGGCGTCAACGGCAATATTCAACGCAAGCCTCTAGCCGAAGCCCTGCGCAAGAAGATCGAGGAGCGGGCAGCGGCGGAAGGTAAGACATTTGCTGATTTCTGGGCCGACCTTGTTCTCAAGGGCGCAGACGGCACAACCAATCTCACACCCTCCCAGAGAGCCTGTGTCGAAATCATCCGCGACACGATTGACGGCAAGCCGACACAGGCAAAGGAAGACGACAACGACCAAACGATGGTCATCCTCGATGAAATCACCGCTGTCGAGTAAGGAACTGTTCTGGCCCGCCGCAATATAAGACTTTCGGAAATCTTCCGACCTCAACAAAAGCAGCTCGACTTCTACAACGCAACCAAGGCTTTCCAATATGTGTTGTACGGCGGGGCCGCTGGTGGAGGTAAGAGTTGGATACTCCGTTGGTGGTTGTTGGCTTTTCTGTTGGATTCCTTCACCAAGTATGGGGTAAGGAATGTCCGCGTTGGCCTGTTCTGCGAAGATTACCCGGCCCTAAAAGATCGCCAGATCGCCAAGATTGAAACAGAATTTCCCCGCTGGCTTGGCAGTCTAAAGGATGATCGTGCCCTCGGCCTCATCTGGCGGCTCAAGCCGGAATACGGCGGCGGGTTCATCGCACTCCGCAACCTAGATGACCCCGGCAAATACGACTCAATCGAGTTCGCGGCTATCGCTGTAGACGAACTCGGTAAGAACTCTCAGCACGTCTTTGACGAACTCCGCAAGCGTCTCCGCTGGCCCCGCGTTCCTGGCGAGCCGTCATTCCCGGAAGGCTTCATTCATCCGTTCGGGGCCGGCACGAACCCCGGTGGCAAGGGCCACAACTGGATAAAGAACATCTGGATTGATCCGCTCGTCAAGGACGACTGGACGAATTTTCCGAAGCATCTGGAGAAGATCAAACACCGCTTCAAGTTCATTCAGGCCCGCGCCTCGGACAACAAGTTCAATCCCGAAGACTACTACGAGATGAACCTCCAGACCTTGCCAGACCAAATGCGCAAGGCGATGGCGGATGGCGATTGGGATTTGTGGGAAGGCCAGTTCTTCAACGAGTACCGCGAAAAGTATCACGTTGTTGAGCCGTTCGAGATTCCCGATTTCTGGCAGAAGTTCTGGGCCGGTGACTGGGGCTACGACCCTGATTACTTTTGCGGCCTTTGGTTCGCGGTTTCACCCTCGGGTGACATCTACGTGTATCGCGAGATATACGGGCGCAAGAAAGTGCCCTCCAAGTGGGCTGAACTCATGCTCGAAGCGACGGGCGCGGAG